CGTACCAGTCGTACCCGTGGTTGTAGTCGTACCAGTCGTACCAGTCGTACCAGTCGTACCTGTCGTACCTGTTGTGCCCGTGGTTGCAGTCGTACCAGTCGTACCAGTCGTACCAGTCGTACCAGTCGTACCCGTGGTTGTAGTCGTACCTGTTGTACCCGCAGGTTTAGTTCCGCCAGTCGTACCCGTGGTTGTAGTCGTACCTGTTGTGCCCGTGGTTGCAGTCGTACCTGTTGTGCCCGTCGTACCCGTGGTTGCAGTCGTACCAGTCGTACCCGTGGGTGTACCCGCATAGAAGTTGCTGATGATACTGGCAGAATCGGGATTTGTGCCGTTTTGGGTAAGCGCTTCCAACTGACCAAATGTGACGGTTTTACCTTTTGCATCAGTGCCAACTATGGAGTTCACACCCGTCAGGGACGGTGGCAATATGTTGGATAGCGTCTCAACGTCAAACCCGGCGTTTATACCCATAGCAGTGAACGATCCCAAAGTAAGGTTTGAGCCGTTAGCTGATTTACCCAACGATATAGAGGTGTTGAACGTATCTGGGTTTACCGCTTTAGCCCCGCTTAAGAAGTCACGGAAGGAGACGCCGAAGCCAGAATAGTCTTTGCCTATGATTGTGAGGTCTTTGATGGCAGCGGGAGACACCATAGCAGCTCCGGTAGCAACGCCAACAATTGCTTCAAAATATCCCGCAGTAGCTGCCGCTACCGTGTTTACCTTACCCGTGGTTTGGTACTGGGTAATTGCATTCTGAGACGCGCCTTCAATCATGTTAGACACTACCTGTGTAGCGGAGGAGGTTCCATATTTGATGGCAAACTCTTTAATACCACCTTTAATACCATCCATGTACGCCCCAATAACCGCTTTGTCTGCGATATATTCGGCTGGCATGGCTACAAGCGTCGCTGCGGACGCTCCCAAAAGGGCTTTATTTCTAGCGTCTGTTGGAGGCACCCCTTGCTTAAGTAGCGCCGTTTCAATCTCTTGGCCAGTAGACCCCCAAGTCGTAATCCCTTCGGTCAAGGCCATGACTCCTTTATAGGTAGCCACCCCTGCAGCGCCCCCTGCAACAGGTGAAGCAACCAGAGACACTACGCCACCAACAAGCATTCCAGCCGCACCGCCCAATAGATGTTGCATACCCTGTTTAGTAGTCTCTGACCCAACTATTCCGAGCATCCCCATAGGGTTGTCAAGTACGGCTTTACCTAGTATCTTCCCGGCGGAAAATACGTCAGAGGCTTTTTCGGCAGCGTCTACCCCTGCCATTACGTTAGTGATTTCGGTGGCTAGCGCTGTCCCACTGCTTTTGTTTTCGCCCCACTTAGACAGCATGTTCCCGGCTGTAATTACGGCGTTCTTGTAGTTGGCATCCCCGGTGGCTAGCGCTATAGCTTTGCCAAAATCAGAAATCATATTTCCTGCGCCTTCGCCCATCTTCCCTATTACGTTGTCGAGCGCGGTACTTCCGTTACTCTTGACCGGTGCAACACCGGCTTCCAACAAACGCTTGTTTTCTGCAGAAGATTGATCGGGGCCTTTTAAGAACGCATAAGCGTCGGGAACTTTATATATGGTTCCATCAGCCCACTTAAATGATGTTTTACCCGCGTCTAGGGCAGCTTGCGCAGCGGCACCTAATCCACTGCGGCTCATTGACGAAGCGTCAAACGGTTGAAGCGCTACCTCTTGCTTTGTATTGGTCGAGAAGGAGCTTGTCTTACCAGTGTCTGGATTTGTCCACTCAAATGTTTTTCCCCCACCGTAGGCAACACGGGCCATAGCGTACGCGGTGCTAAAGTCACTTGAGTTTTTAATCAGGTCTTTATTAAACGCATCAGTAACAGCTTTTGGTGCACTAGCTATTAGCGTGGTCATATCTTCGCCCGGCTTTAGCGTAGGCATTTGAGACCAAGACTCTTTGACTATGGGGGAACGATTAAACCAATCTGTTATTTGTTGGTTTGTTTCAGGTTTTTTAGCTTCCAGTGTCTCAGCACCAACCCCCATAATGCTAGCAATAGTATTACTAGACCCCGCAATTGCCTTCTCACCTATTTGAGTAGCTAGTAAGTTAGCGGTTTTAGCAGCTTCGCCTTCAAAGGTAGCTACATCTTCAGAGACTTTAGTGACAAGACCATTCTGCGTTTTGTTTAAAGTTTCAATCTCGGTGTTATAACGATTTACGGTTTGTATGCGGCTATCGTAGCTAGCTTTATAATCGTTGTACTGAACCAGTGCCGCGTCATACTCTGACTTCTGGGTTGCCAGCTTTGCCTCTGTTGTTTGTAATATTTTTGCATAGAATTTAGCGTCATTATATGCGGATTCTTTATCTTTAGCCGTAGTAGCTTTTGCAGCGCGATCTGCTGCGCTAACATAGGAGGACGCATACTCAGTAACTAATTTTGCTGTGGTATTGTAATCTGAAGTTTTAGTCGTTAGCGTTTTCCATGCTTTAGATACCGTATCCGTAAAAAAAGATTTGGCATTGCTAACTTGCTGTTTTGTTATTACTTGTAACTGAGTCAGCTTTGTATTGTTCGCTATAATCGTATCTACACTAGTTTTAATGCCCTCGGTTAATGCGGTTTGTACGACTGAAGAAGTCATAGCTTTACCAATATCCTGCCCTTTGAGGATTGCATTAGTAGCGGATGATATAGCGCTGTTAACTAATTTTGTATCGAGTTTTTTGGGGTCAGTGACTCCCATTTTTGCGGCAAGTGTTTCAGTTACGTAAGAAGTAATCGCCCCGTTAGCCGCAGCGGCAAGGATGCTACTAAGATCAGATTTTCCAGTAAGTGCTGCAACAGCGGCGTTACCCGAGGCGCTAGTAACGGCGGTTGTTATTACCTTGGCAAGTGCGGGATCCACCCCCTTAAGCCCGGCAGCAAACTGCGAACCTTTGAACGCGTCTCCCGCAGCCTCTCCTACATAATCCCCAATGTACGAGGTAGCCATGGATACTATGGCAGTTTTAAAACTACCCCCATTTGCTACGTTAACGAGTGCACTTGCAATCGGTGCAGGTACCCCTACGGCGGTTAGCGCAATTGTTGCAATTGTGGGCAGTGGGTTTTTAGCTAGTGCCGTAACGGTAGTGCTGAGCCCAAGACTTTTGTCTGCATTTGCTAATTCAGAGTTTATAGACTTATTGAGGTCAGCAAGCCCAGTATTTACCGATTTATTGAGGTCAGCAAGGCTCCCAAGTAACCCTGAGCCGCTGCGAGTAGTTCCTAGTGGGTCAAAACCGGGGAGACACATTACAGCACTACCTTCGTTCGTACTAACTGCCGACCTGCGGCAGTTTTCCTGTTGGCTACTGGGGACGTTTGCGGTTTGTACCCCGCACGCTCAACCATACGCAGCATTGCGGGGCGGTCAGTAGCAAACTCAACCTCTATAAACCCACATTTTTTCATAGCTTTAAAAAAGTCTTCGATGCTTTTAGGCATGTCATGGGGTGTATCTGCATTGCACATTGCAAAGTCAGCGGTTTTGTCCCCGTTGTTAGTAATGATAAACAAGCTATTGTTAGCGCGAAAAATGCGGTGCTTGGGAAGTTTTATCATCTCGTGAATCTGCGCGTACACAGTGCGCCAATCAACGCCCGGCATAGTGCGTTCTACTTCGGTTTTAACAATATCCTGCGTACTCATTTCTTCCATACTACACCTTCACTTTCAATACGTTACCTGCCGTGGTGTCGTAGTAAATGTCTCCTACGCGAAGGTTAGCTAGGTTGGATTGGGTAGGCAGGCTGGGGGTTGTAGAGCCGGGGTTAGGCGGGAAGCTCAAACCAGCGACAACTGCAGCGCCTTGAAATTGCGATGCTGCGGCTATGGGGCCTCGGTTATCAAGCTGTGTAAAGTACCTACGCAAAATAGAAAAGAACTGATCCATGGCGTTGGGATCGTACTCTTCGGTGGCATTGGGTAGCCGAGGGGCGGTTACGTTTACTTGGGACATATCTAGCGTCTCCCATCAGTGCGCAGGTCGATTCGGGGGCTACCTAGCTGCCACTGGGTGCCTAGCTGAGTGGACGCAATCTTCATAGCCATTTGCCGTGCCCTTACGCGAATGTTAAGTTGCCCATTGTACGTGTCAAGGTCAATTGGGTACGTCTGGGTCGCAGTTACCGCCTCTTGCGCGTTGGAAGCAACACCGCCTACCGATTTAGGGTTGGTGTACCCCGAACCTGAGTTTTTGAGTGGTAGGAGCTGCATGGTCAAGCTTGGAGTGGTACCATCTGTAGACCCCCGGAAGGTCAAGTCAGGCAGCATACGCCAGACAAATGACATGTTGTTGCCGTCGTCAAGATCAAACTGTGCGCTGGTTATGAACGCACTAATACCTACTGGAGTTTCAAGGGTGCCGTCATCTACCCCAAACTCATGGCTGACTAGGTTGTTGACGTATGTAGCTGCAACGGGGTTGTTGCGCAGTCCAGTATCAATCCATGCGGTGCGTGCCAGAGAGCCGTAGTACCAAACCCCATTGCCGTTGTCTTCCACGTAGTTGTACACCACATAGCTATCAATAGTTACATTCGGGTTTATCGGTGTATTAGTCCCATCAGGCCCATAGATAGAGCAGTAAAAAAACCAAACTTCATTAAAGCCTTCGTTGGTAGTGGCAAAAATTTGATCCGCTTGGGCTAGGTTGATGTTGTCGTAGATAAACTGGCGTAGATCGCACCGTAGGGTTTGTACCCGCCCGTCGTATTTGTAAAACTTGTCCACCCCCATCCAGTACGTTACATCAGACGCTATGGCTGCAGCGTTAGGCCCCGCAATAGATACGTTGTCCCCAAGTAAAGTACTGCCCCACACGATAGGTGCACCTAGGTACTGCATTGAGTAAATAGTTGAATCAGTCCAAACTAAAATTTCTTTGCGACTTTGTAACGCCGTTACGATCTCAGACCCGTGCGATAGCTGCAAGCTGCCTGCTTGGTTTGTAGCTGCTGGATACCACTCAACAGCGTTTTCTTGGTCAGACCACCGAACCAGCATAGGGTTAAATACCGTACTAAGTACGTCATTGGTGCCAAAACAAATTACAAACCGGCTAATATCAGATACAAGAAAGTAGTTTTGCGTAAGGGGTACACCGTTTGCACCAGCCAAGGAGCTTAGTAACATCCCGCGAGGGGATATGCTTTGTACTCCGGATTGTGTGCCAGATGTAGTAATTAGCGCGCCTGTTGGGGTTGCAGACAGATTGAAAGTTGTGGAAGACACAGTACGTGTGTAGTACGTAGCTCCCACAGTTAGACCAGTAGGTAAGGCCCCCGTAGTCTGTAGGGTAATTGGGGTAAGGTCAGGTATGCTAATAGGGGCGGTAACGAGGGCCGAGGCCCCAATAGATATGGTTACTGTACTGGCTTGATAGCCAACGCTAGCGCTCCAGTAATAAAGTGGGCCTCCACGGGGGCCGTAGATGAGGTCTTGCCCAAAATTATTTTGATTCCATAGCCTTATGACAGCGTCTACAGAAGTCGCCCCAACACCCCATGCACCTGCCCCCCATGCGCCTGCCCCCCAACCGACCGAGGCCCCTGCATACTCTAAGCCGGGATTTATCTGGTACACCGCCTGCACTGTGCCCCCGCCGGTAGCGGTTGTAGCTGCTGCGGATATCGTAATATTGTAGGATGTAGTACTAACAAACGCAATTTTGTACTCACCAATTATGGTTTGGCCCCCTACCGCAGTGCCGCCGTAAAAGGTTACGTATCCATTGTTTATGTACCCGCCTGAAGCATCAGTAACTAGTACCGTAGTTGTGCCGTTTGTAGTAAATGGATTGGTTAGAGTGCGGGTTATACCTACAGGGGTGATATCGTAATACGCACCGCCGTTTTCAATGTAGAACTTTAGGTTAGTCCCCACCCCCATCAAATTTTGAAATCCTAAAGTTACCCAGTTCCACAAAGACCGGCAAACGCCTTGAAAAGTATCCGCTGAAATACGTGCCCAACCACCGATCTTTTCGGGCGTGCCTTGGCGAAACCGAACCTTATCGGACTCGTACCAACCGTTCTCACTGGTGTAGCGAGTGTTCTCCCGGTTGACACCGGGCTTTAGAGTAAGTTTTTTCAGCATGACTCATTTTCCCATGGATCAGGCAAATGGTCGAGTGCCCGCTTTGTCAATGATAAGCGCCTGCTGCCGGGGCTTTGCACCTATAGTGTTAGGCACGCTAATGTGCGTCCAGCGGTCAAACTCACGGATGATCTGGTCGAACGGGAGGTTAGCGGCGATGAGTGTGCGTACTACTTGGTCAGGCGTCATTCCGGGAACACGAATGTCCGCAGCGCACCCCACTCGATGCTGGGACGTATCTTTAGAGCCGACGGCATCATTGACTTCTTTAGATCGGAAGGCGGAGTTGACCATGATGGGTTTGCCACCCAGCGTACGTTTTACAACTTCCAGAAACTCAGCCAGTCGTTGAAGATTGGCGAACTCATCCCTGTTGGGGGTATTATCTAGTGACCGGTGATCGGTGTGCGTCAGCTCTTCAACGGTAAAGTGTTCGGTCAAGTTCATTTGATGGCATCCTTCATCGCGTCGGTCTTGTCTTTGCTGGACTTAGAACTGCCGTAGAAGAAACTGATGATGGTAGCCACAGCAGTGCCAAGCAGGAAACCCAAGATGATGTTGCCAAAATCTTTTCCGGAAGCCGGAACTTGACCAAAAGTAATGGCGAAGAAATAGGCCATTGAGCCAACGCTCCAGAACCAAGCAAACCAGTAGATGAAATGCTTGGCGAACTTGTCCTCGCCGTTAAGGGCGGTCTCTTGCATGTGGCGGGCGTTAGCCCGGTCAGCGTTCTCCAACTCAAACTGGCGCAGGTCTAGCTCAGCCAGTTTTTGCGCAGCGTCTGGGTCTTCGGCAATTGCTTTGGCGACCGCAGCCACGTCGTCAGCCACGCCAAACTTATCAGCAATTGCAGACACAGCAAGAGCACCAAGAGGCCCAGCGACAGCAGTTGCAACACTAGGAGCCAGTCCTTTAAGTAATCCGAGTAGGGTATCCACATTATTTCCTCATAAAGTCAACGTATTCTGCCGTTCCCCATGCGACGATGGGTCGATCATAGTTTTTACACAGAAGTAATTGTCTGCCAAGCAGCGCCGGTATAAACACAAAGTTTTGCAAGCGTGGTGTCAAACACCATCAGCCCTGCTGCGGGACTAGCAATCGCATTCTTTTGCGTCGTAGTCATGTTGGGCATGCGCACACCTTTTGTGGTGCTTTGTGCGTCTAAAATTGCAGAGGCCGAAGGGGCGAGAGTTCCAATACCTACGTTGCCGTTGGAATTAATAACCAGACGAACCGTACCTCCGCCATCGCTTATGACAACCCAGTTACTATTAATTCGGGAAATAGGTGCAGCAAGTCCAGTATAGCCACCAAGGATTACATTGCCTACACCTATAGTAATATCGCTACCTGAAAGATTGCCGATAGCTACATTGCTGTCCCCCGTGCTAGCAGCTAAGGCGTTTGTACCCACAGCGGTATTGCTGTCCCCCGTGCTAGCGAATAAAGCGTTTGTACCCACAGCGGTGTTATCGGTTCCAATAGTATTGCTATACAAAGATTGGTAGCCTACCGCTACGTTATTATCTGCCGTAGTGTTAAACCGTAAGGCATCACGCCCGAGTGCTACGTTACTTGAACCGTTACTGTTAGCGTACAGTGCGTCTGCCCCAAATGCAGAGTTATCGGCCCCTGCACTGTAGTTGTTTAAAGCTTGATAACCGACAGCGGTATTATTGTCCCCCGTACTCCCACCACCAACTCCATTTGCCGCTCCTTGCCCTACTGCAGTATTATTACTCCCGGTAGTGTTGTATCGCATGGCCGCATTACCAACTGCAGTATTAGAGTCTCCGTCCACACTATTGTATAGCGCGTTAGCCCCAAACGCTGAGTTGCCGTTACCACTAACATTTGAATATAAAGTTTCATCACCAAACGCAGAGTTAGCACCTCCCGTGTCATTGGTATACAGCGCAGCAGTACCAACTGCGGTATTGCCGTCACCTGTGTCGTTGGTGTACAGTGCATTGTAGCCAATAGCAGTATTATTACTACCAGTGCTGTTTAGGTAGAGCGCGGAATCCCCTAGGGCCGAATTATAATCCCCATTGTCATTGGTAAACAGGGCTTCGTTACCAACAGCGGTATTACTAACACCAGTTGTATTTGCAGTGAGCGCACTATTGCCCAACCCGACGAGAGCACTACCTGAAGTGTTTTCGCGTAGTGCATAAGCACCTACAGCTACATTATTATCAGCAGTATTGTTGTACATCGCATCTGTACCCACAGCCACGTTACTGTTTCCGTCAACGGTATATAGCGAGTTGTAGCCTACGGCAGTATTATTACTACCAGAAGAATTGCTGTACAAAGCGCTGTATCCGAGAGCAGTATTGTTATTGCCTGTGCTATAGCTACCTAAAGATTGGTAACCCACTGCGGTATTATTACTACCAGTGGTTCCGAGAGGAGTACCGTTTGCCGCTCCGCCCCCTACGGCAGTATTAAAATCCCCACTAGTGGTGTATTGGCTTGCGTTATTACCAATTGCGACATTGTTATCCCCATTTATGTTACTATTTAGAGAGTATGTCCCAATAGCTATGTTATCATTTCCGCTAGTATTGGCAGTTAAGGCTTCAAAACCAATAGCGGTATTTTGATTGCCAAGGGTATTATCGGTTAACGCAGTAATCCCTAAAGCTACGTTTTTAGTTCCAGAGGAGTTATTTTGTAAAGTATCAGTACCTATTGCAATATTGTTGCTTGCGGTTGTGCTTACGTATAACGCTTGGACACCTATGGCAATATTGTCTGATCCGGTTATATTTGCATTTAGCGCTTGGTACCCAACCGCCGTGTTCTGCTGCCCGGTACTGTTAGCCGCCAGATCACCAACTCCCAAGGCGGTATTAGTTGCTTTAGCGCCCCCACCAAGACCGATGGAGAGTCCTTGTACAGTAGTTGCTCCGGTTATGGTTGGTGTTGCAATTGTTGGGCTTGTGGCTAAAACTACTGCGCCAGTACCCGTAGCGATACTAAAATCCGTGTACCCAGCTTCCCAGTCAGCGGCAGTTGTGAGGGTTGTACCTATGCAGGTGCACATTACCGTCGTACCGGGTAACACTGTAATAAGTAGATTACCCCCAGAAGAGTTAACTGTAAGGTCACCTATACTATTGTTGCAGATGTGAAATGTCCATCCCGTCTGCAATGTGCTTGTAACTGGCAGGGTAATAGTTTGAGTAGTAACCCCCGTAAATAGCTGGTAGTAGCTACTTGTGTTGGTGAAGGTAGTTGTATCCGCTGCAGTAGGGGTTGAAGTAAACCCCATCAAGTTTGCCATTGCCCCCGGTGCAGACCCCGAGTTTGTGCCGCCGTTAGCTAAAGGAAGCACTCCAGAGACATCAGTAGCTAAGGCAGCTTTCCCCCATGCGGGTGGGGCACCAATACCTCCAGACCGCAACACGTTACCAACCGCTACATCAGCTAACCTAGATAGCGCTGTAGCGCTAGAGGCATACAGTAAATCACCTATGGTATAGCTACCCTGCCCAGTACCGCCGTTCACTGCAGCAACAACACCCACTATAGATGCTGCATCTACAGTAACCGGTACAAAATCAACACCGTTCCATGCTACTACTTTGGTAACGCCTGCAGCAATCGTAACGCCCGTAGTTGGGCCGACACCTCGAATAACGATGCTTTGAGTGCTGGAAGTTTTGTTGATGACTACGTACGTTTTAGACCGTGCGGGGGCCGTGATGTACCGGGTGGCTGTGCCCCCAGCAGTCCACAAAATTATGGCTTCCCGCGCCTGATTGGTGGTTAAGGTGGTGGTAGTTAGCGTTACGTCTGCATCCGCACTAAGCGTGGTGGTACCGGCTACCGCAGCGTCAAGCAAGTTAGTGATGGAATTGTTGACCGTATCACCCCAAGTACCCGAGAGTTCGCCTTGTACTGGAAGGGCAAGACCTAATAATGATGTTGCTGCTGTTGCCATGTTTTACCTCTAAGTTGCATTAGGCGTGGTGTTTATTGGAACCCACGTTGTAGTTTGCGCGTTATCAATTAGGTTCCACAAAAAAGCCGCTGTTACGCTGTCAACGCCCCGTGCCGATTCTACGATAAAAGACCCCGCCAATCCAGCGTCCACATCTGCCCCGGAGGTGGCCTCAAACACGTTCCCAGAAAGAACTACCCTTACGCTAACAGAGTCCGCCCCCACTGCACTTTCAAACACTTCGGTTGCGGATAGCGGCTGCACGGTTAAGGACGCCCCGGAAGAGGCTTCATCTATCGCCGCTCGGACTACCAGCACTGCGCTAATAGCATCCAGCCCCGAAGCACTTTCAGTAATTAACCCTGTCTTGGGGGGTACAGCAGTTTCCAAACCGGAAGATGCTTCAGCTATTACCGCTCGGGCTATTAACACCGCGATAACAGAGTCTAGCCCCGAAGCATTTTCAGAAAGCGAGCTATTTCCCCCCGGTGGGGTACTAGTGTCTACGCCAGAAGAGGCTTCAGTTATTATTACTTGGACTGTTCGCGCTGCAGTAACAGCGTCCAACCCCGAAGCACTCTCCGTTATAGTTACGCTGTATGTGCCACCACCGAAAGTCCATCCAAGGTTATTACTTACATTTGTAGACGCTGATGCAGTCCAAGTACCTACAGTTGCATTGGAGTCCTGTATGGACATGTAGCTGCCACTTTTTGCACTGGCGTCACTTCCAGCAAGTGTGGCTCGCGTCCCAGAGGTTGAACTATTGATTGTGACTAGGTTCCCGCTAGTCCCGTTTACCCCCCATGTGGTCACTGTGGTTGTTGTTGACGCAGGGAATGTTATGGTTGTGGGCTGTACCGTATTTGATATGCTCGCAAACGTATTTGCACCCGTAATACTAAGTGCGCCTGCACCTGCTTGTTGTAGCGTTACTCCACTGTATACCAGCCCCCCACCAGCAAAGGTCTTAGATGATGCGCTTGTTAAACTTATGATGCCAGTTCCAGCCGTAGAGAATACAGTTGAGCTGTTACTAAACGCGGTTCCAGATGACTGCAGAGTAAGCTTTCCGCTACTACCAAAGTTGATAGCGCTAGTATCATCATTATTTACAGTAAAAGTAGAGTTATTTGTGAGTGTTTTTCCGTTAAGACTTAATGTACCGGCATTAAGTGTAAACATAGCCCCGGCAGGCTGTGTAAGATTATCTTGTAAAACTAGATTTGGATAAGGGAAATTACCGGTAGTGACTAGCTGAATGCTGCAACCTACAGATACACCGTTTGTTGTAATATTTTGGGATGCTAAGGTATTGTTAAATTCTATAGTCGGGGAACCTGTATTAGATACGGTCATCCCAGCGCCAAATGTTAGGTTACCTTTAAGCGTATTACCCCCCGAAGTAAACGTACCCGAATACCCCGTAAAGTTAAGGTCTAGTACATTTCCATTTAAGGAAAGCGCATAGTTTCCCGCCGTGAAGCTGATGTTGGGAACGGTAGAGCCTGTTGCAGTAACCGTAACGGCAGAAGACCCTGTGTAGTCTACAGATACGAGGTTTGTACCCGTAACAGACCCAAAATATCCGTTATTAGTAAAAATTGAGCCGGAGCCCGTTAGTGAAAATTTGCCGGTACCAAACGCAAGAGAAAACGCCCCGCTGAGGGTTAGTGTGGTTGTAACTGTAGCAGTAAAATTATTAAGGCTAAAAGTACCAAGAGTAGGAGTAAGAGTTAGATTGCCTACTGTTAAATTGTCTTGTAGCGTTAGCGTGGTAGCCTTGCTGTCTTTAGTAATAGTGTTGCTAAACGGAACTCCATTACTTGTAATACTTTGAGCCGCCGTTCCGTTAAAAGCTAAAGTAGCACTTCCAGTAATGGTTAGCCCAGTACCGTTTGTCCAATTACCAAAAAATGATTGGTTAGTTGAAAAATTAATTGTGGCTGCGCTTGTCCTTGTACCGGCGCTAAAAGTCCCAAAATCCCAATTACCATCAAGCGTAATTGTTCCAATAGCACCAGTGTTATCTAGCACCATTGTGTCTTGGGCTAGTGGGAAGTTATTGGCCGCTGGTGTACCTCCAGAGGCCGTTGCCCATCCGGTAGCTGATACAGATTGCGTACCCGCTAAGTTCCAATACACGGTTTTTGCTGTGGCAAAAGTAATATTGGTATTACCCCCAGCGTTACCTAGCCGAGTACCCGACCAAGTAGCCGCACCCGCGCCCGTAATATTTTTAAAGTCTACATCTGTTAGAGAAACAGTTGCGGCAGAAAAAGATGTTGCCGAGGTAGCAATAATCTTAAGTCGGTATGTCGCGTTTGCGCCTGCAGTAGCCGTAAAATTTCCACTTACTGTAACTCCAGAGCCTATATCCAATGTGCCCCTGCCGGTAGCAGCGCGTGCGGCAACCGTTAAAGACCCTAAAGTAACCGCTGAACCAGCTCCATTACTTAGTGTTGCGGAAACTAAAGCTGTACTACCAATAGTTAAGTTGGGTATTGTTTTAGCGCCGGTAACTATAGAGAGTGTTGCAGCGTTTGCGTTTATCGTTGATGTACCGCCATTAAACGTAAGCCCAGTAGCTGCAAAATTTATTGGTGTAGCACCAGTTAGCGTAACTGACGATGCGTTTAAAGTTATTACCCTAGTGCTCGACCCTGTAGATACTAAGCTATCCGCAGTAACACTGTAGTTTGATGCACTAGTATTGAAAGTTCCAAATGTAACTGTAAGATTGTTTGTTAGGCTTAACGCATCTCCTAATGTTACAGTAATGGCGGATGTATTAACAGTCAAGCCGCCAAGGGTTTTTCCCGCAGACGTAATAGTGCTTGTACCAATTACAGTCAGAGTCCCGGTTTGACTCATTGTCATACCTGACGCTAAAGTAACCCCCCCGGTACCTGACTGTAAGGTTGTAGACCCCGTAAAAGTGCCCGTAAAGCCTGTAAAGTTTAAGCCTTGTACTGCAACGGCTACGTTGGTAGTTATAACCGCTAAAAATGTCCCCGTGCTTGCATTAGCAGTAATATTAGCAACATCAGCGGTTCCGGGAGCTGTTGCCCCCGTTGTCGCGGCGGTCATAGCTACTGCAACCCCCGTATTTACATATCCGGGGTAAAGGTTGAAACTTGGTCCCGTCCCGCTGTCTATGACGCCAACCTGTCTAAAAATCCCCCCATCATCAGCCCATACAGTATTGCCACTAGCGGGATAAGTACCGCTTGTTACAGTAAGTGTCCCAGAACTAGAAGTCCCGGTAAAAGCAACAGGGGCTGCAGTTGACCAGCGAGCAGTGCTATTCCAATTGCCAGTGCCCCCAGCCCAGTATTTATTAGCCATGTTTACCCCCTATGCTACTGCTACGCAGCGCCACGGCTTTGTATTTTTAAGATGCAGTCAAGCTAAAGGTGTATGTCACGTTCAAGGTATCGCCGCTCACAACGCTACGGTCGCCAGTAGTGAAGTCCGATGCAGAGAAGAGCGTTCCGGTTGTGCCAGACTTTGTGTTGTTGCTTACTAGAAACGCGCCACCAACAGTAGCTGTTGCATTAATGGTGAATGCAGCGGGTGACGCTGAATTTGTTGCCACAGATGGGTTGGCGGTAGTAGCCGCTACAAAAGTGCACGCTGGTCGAGTGGCATTGCTGTAAGGTACAGCCTCAGTCCAGCCAGCATGGGAGGCCATTGTGTCGCCAGCAGCGGGGTTATTTGAAGCGCCAGCGCCATACAGGCCAAGGTACCACGTTGTAAGCTGAGTTACAGCGGTAGCACCTGCAGTCAAGGCGCAGCTCGCCATGTACTGAATGCCTTGGTTAACCACAAGGTTTGGCAGTTGTTCAGTCCACTTAACGACACCATCAGCGCCAATACACTCTAGGGTAAAAACACCAGCAGCAAAAGTATTTTCTGTCGACATAAAAGTTCCTTATGCGCTGCGAATTAGCGCCGTAGTTGAAGTATTGCTTGGCATTGTAACCAAGAACGTGGTTCTTGAGGTTTTGTCCGCCCCAAAATCAATGACCGCAATGGCACGATTAGCCTTGCTAGCGTTGTAAATCAATGCGCACCGGGTTGTCAATGCAGCAGTCCAAGACACGTTGTTAAAGTTCACATAGGCTGTGTAGCCCGAGGTATTTAAAGTCACGCCGGTGAGCGTGTTTCCGCCCGCTGTATATCCAGCCGCTACAACTTCACTTGCTGTGCTATATACCGTCGTGGTTTCGTTCAAGTTAGCGTTAGCTGTGTACAGGGCGATTTTGAGGGTATCCGTAAGCAGGTTGTGGATGGCCTGATACAGCTCTGCCTTGAACGATGTGGTTTGGGTTTGAACGATTGCCATTAGTTCACCGCCGTCCTAGTCTGGCCGTCACGGTACGCATCAGCCCGCTGCTTGCCATCACCCAGATTCTTAAGAAGCGCAATCGACTGTACGTACAAGGTCTGATACAACTGCACAAGGTCTTGGTCACCCTTCATAAAGCGGATAGCTTCAACCAGTGCACCATTAAGCAATGCGGAGTCAAAGTTGTCACCAAGCCATGTACTACCAGCAGTTACGATGGACTCTGGGTAGTAGTAATAGTGCAGCTCTACAGTGTATGTAGCGTTAGGCGTAGGACCTAGGATAAACGACAGCTCGTTTACTGCGTTTGATTGTGGCCCAAAAATAGCATAGTGTTTAGGTAGGCCTGTAGCAGTTGCGGTAGGGTACGCTTCCCGTATAAAGTTTACGTCTTTGTTCAACAGGAACGTGTAGTTGCCGCTACCGTCAATGACCGCAAGGGAATACGTAGATAGGAAGTCATTGGGGGTTGACAAATATGGAACATTTGTGGTTACCGTACCCGTCTGATTCTTCCGTAGATTGGCCAACTGAACTGTGTTGTATATACGCTGCTCAGCCTGCTGCGTGAACATGGCGTACTCATTCGCCGTGAACGTGTTTTCACAGATGCTAGCGATATTGTTGCACAGCTCAGTGTAGGTCATACGTTATGCCATCGGGCCCCGAGACATAGTTCCCTTGGTGGCGCAACCAACCCCACGCATTTTGATACCGGAGGTCTTGATAGGCTCGTCTCCTGCAGACTTACTAAACTGACCTAGACTTACGTCCATGGTCTCCAGCTTGCTACGGTTTGGGCCTTTGCCCGGATTGGCTTCCACCGTCACAGAACCCCCAGACATTGTGTGAGGTTTGGCATACAAGCTAGCAGAGCCAACTTCTTTACCCATCATTTTCATGCTTTGTGATGCCATGATTACCCCTTTTGGTTATTTACGCGGGCCATGTTGCGGCCAACGGCACGCATAGCTTTACCGGTTACGCCAGCGGTTTTTTTACCGCCTTTGGGGTTTGCAGCTGTAGGGCCACTGTTAGGAAAAATTTTAGCGTCGGTTTTGCCTTTGCTTGCAATGCCGTCCGCAGATCGTGTGTATGCCATGATTAACTCCTATGAAACCGTTACGGCTACCGTACCAACACTCGTTGTCCCAACCAGATAATTTGGAGTCAAGACAGCATCAAAAAAACTAGCTCCCCCAATAGGGGCCCACCCCCATTGAAAGTCCCGTGAACCCCCAGTTGGGAATCCGCCTACGTTATACCCCGCCTCTATATACGTTGAGTCCCTACGTGGCTCCCGGACGGCTTGTGGGTCATCTACAGGAAACATACCCAACTGCAACTGCGGCTGATCCGGGTCCCAGCATTGAGGGCAAACCAAGAGATTGTACGTCTTAGTCTTAATAACTTCCTTGCGTAGCTGTTTTAGTTTGTACCGCTGCCCGCAGCGATCACACTCCGCAATGCTATTTTTGCCGGAAGCAAACCGGTTGCCCATTTAGGTGCCCCCACCAATGAACATTTGACGCGGGATGAATCGGATAGCGGCTTTCTCACGATCTTCACCAGCAGCTAACTCAAAAGCTTCGTCGTACACCTGCTTGAGCATAGGTACTCGGTCCATAGCCTCAGGAATCTTCAATGCGATGTGATACGCCAAACCCGCAGTTGCGGCGGGTAAGAAGCGAAAGTTCATATCGGCGGTGTTCACCCCGGTACCCGCATCGTCAATACGGCGCAGACGCCAGTACTTAAACACGTAGTATGGCTGGGCTACAGTGCCTTGGTTAGGAATTGGCCATACAGTAATCCTAGGGTTATCCCTTAGGCGTTCGATCCAAACTTGTATTGGGCGGGCTTGCTGCAGCTTGTTGGGGATCGTGGCGTAGGTAGAAACACTAATACGCGTAATGGTCAGGTCGGATTGGGTAGACACGCTTCCATCGCCCGTGCGAATCACATGCTCTAGCAGGTCGATAGTGTCTGCTGGTAAGTCGTAGGTGGCTTGGCCTTGGATGAGGTTAATGTACCCCTCATCAATCGTCCACATGTTGATGCCCTTGTTCTGCCATTCGATCGTCATGAGGTTGAACGACCGACGCGCTGTGCGCAAATCATAGCCAGACCGCATCTCTCGGCCTGCACGCTCCCATGCCTCTTCAGCGATTTCGGTGAAGTCGAGATTAAACGCGGTGGTGCCGGAGACTGCCATTATCTAAACCCTGCTGTTTTCTTTGCGACTGATTTAGGCTGCGCCACAAACTGCTTACCTGCCATCTTGCCAGCACGCTTGGCTTTTGTGGTTGCGGCATATTCCGCAGAGGTAAGAGATTGTATAGCTTTCTCGGGCAAATACCTCTCTCCCGTTTTGGAAGACGGCTTGCCAGACTTAGTGCGCCACTTAGCATCCCCCCAGTCTTTAAGAGATTGTTGTGGGGCTTTCACATTAGTCCCTGTACCCGCCGCCAGCAGCTTTATATTTCTTCGCTACGAGCTGTGCCTTACGGGCTGACCATTGCCCTGCGCCAGTACCCTGCGTTGCTGCGGACTTAACTTGGCTCACAATGCGTTTGCGAAGGCTGGGCTTAGTGTAGTTACCCGCAGCGTTAACCTTGCCACCTTCAGCAAACTGGGTAAAGTCAGTATCGTCGCGGCGAGCCTTCTTAACGCCGCTAGGCATCTTGGATGGGTTGATATCACCCATACCACGACTGGCTCTCAAGATGCACCTCCCCAGCGTGCGCCCGTTACAATCCTACTAATCGCGGGTTGAGTCATACCGTACTCCTTTGCAAGGTTTGTCTGGCTTATGGTTCCCGTAGCATACTTCTTTTGAATATCAGCCACTTGCACCGCCGTTAATTTTGATGCTGGATTGCTTTCTCCAAACTGCGCAACTCCTCGCCCTCTATTTTTTAAAGCCTTATCCCTAGCGTTGTCTGCATTGGTACCAAGAAACAAATGTGTGGGATTGCAACATTTAGGGTTGTCGCAGCGGTGCAATACGTGTAACTCATGGGATAGTGTTGGCAGTAACCCAACAAGGAACGCTGCTACTCTATGAGCCCCTTTAGACCCTTCAGAGGTGCGGAACCAACCATACCCACTACGCAGCGTATGTGCGGTCCACTCCCAGCATTGTTCAGGGGAGCCGCTGGAAACTTTGCCCCAAAACCTAGACTCTATAGTGGAGATCACTTGCGACCCCTAGCCATACCGCCACCGCACATGACCATCGTACCCTTGGTTTTGCCTTTGGTAGCGCATCCGTCAGCACGAGAGGAAGCGGAACCGGTGGAGCCGCCCTTGGCCATACGTTTAGGCAATAGGGTGTTGGGGTTCATTGCACCGGAAGACTTCTTAGCAAGTCGGGCTGTCTCTGCCCTAGTGCTTGCACCGTAAGTATCTTTAGCTGCGCTCTGCTCCGCATTTTTGCGATTCATGCGATCATACGGGGTTTCGTACTTGGCTTTGGGTGGTGTGGGTTTACGGCCCGGGCCAGAAACGGTTTTACTAGGCGCTGCAGCTGCGGGAGCGGGAGCGGGAGTGCGGCTGACGGGTCGACGCGGCATGGGCATTGCCTTGGGGCCTGCCTCGGTATCAAGGTTTTCGCCCTTGTTTGCCATCTCCATGGCGTCGTCTTCAACCATAGAGCCGTCTTCGCCGTCGTAGCGTTTAACTTTGTGTTTAGACATCAGCACATCCCGCCTTTCTTCATGACGATTTGAGTAGCCTTGGTTTTGCCTTTGGTGGCAATGCCATTGGCTGAGGAGCGGAACGCGCCGCCTTTAGCTAGCTTCAAGGTTGTACCCTTGCCGCCTTTGTGCTCTTGGGAATCATGTTGTTTGAAAGCTTTTTTAATCATGGCTTTGTCTTGGGCCATGTCAGTCGAGCCGCCTTCAGCCATTTTCTTCCCGCCTTTTTTCTTAGCCATCATTGCCATGAAGCCGGGGTTCATTTTGGAAGCCATAGTATCACCACCTTTTGAAAACTTACGGCCCTTGTCGGCTTTGTCAAAGTCTTGCCCCACGGACTGTGGAACTCCTACTTTTTTGGCAAACGCAGGGCTGTGCGCTATAGCCGCCATGAAATTGTGTTGCTTTTTCGAGCTACTGGGCACTTTATTTCTTTCGCAATAAGTCAACAAAGTCTTTACCGGTCACCATCTCAGCAATGCGCATTAGCGCCAAAACTGCTCCTATGAAACCAAACATGGGCGATATCACCTCAAAAAATGACCCAATTGCTGCCAACGGAGCAAATATGTCGATGACGTGTTTGATGGTATCTTGGTGTTCGGTCATATCAGCACTTCCAAGCTTTGAGTGATTTGTTAATCCGGCTGTTTGGGTCTTTCGCGGTCTTCTCGCTGGTGAGTTTCTTCTTCATCCCACTCATCCTCGCGCAAAAAGAGTCGCGCCTGCTGCCGCCTTCCGGCTGGGGAGGCTTCAAGTTCATCCCTTGTTTTTTGGCTGACGCGCGCCCCTTGGCGTTCAAGCCACCCTCGGGGTTTTTGCCTTCCTTGCGAGTCCATGCTGGTGACTTAGCCATAAAACACCGTAATACCAGTAACAGAGCCAACACTGAATGTGAGATACAGCCCAGTAGAAGCCAAGATACCTTCACCGGGGATTATCATAGAAAACGTATTAGGCGTACCAAGGCTCGCTATGTCCATTGTGTATAGCACGGCTGCCGTGGAACTACCATCCCTAATTTCAAAGGTTGCAGCGGTACTTGCTTTGGGGCTGACAATAAACCCTTTAAAGCGTGTGCGACCGCTATAGTAAGACCCTGCTGCACTCAAATGCGCTGCCTTAACATCAGTCTGTTGCATACTAATCTCCTGTAAAGCAGGGGCCGGAGCCCCTGAGATTAATTACTGTTGGTTAGCAGGAGGAGAGCTATTGCCACTGGAGTCTTTAACGAGGTACTGCACAGTTATCTGAGCCGCACCGCCGCTGGCTGTACCCGCGCAAGCGTAGATAACTTGAAGAATCAAGTCGGTCGTACCCACGTTCAGGATGGTAGCCATGTTGGTACCAGACAATGTGGTCGTGGCGCGGCCCACAGCCAAGGGAGTGGTAGTTGCTCCACCGACTACAGCCAGAGAAGTACCACCAGCAGTCTGTACGGTAATGGTGTTACCGGTTGAGCCAGCAAATGCAGTGGTGATATCAACAAAAATACTGGTGATCTGAGCGCCAGCAGGGATAACTGCAAACGTAGTAGCAGTCGTAGTGGCAACGGTCATCGTGCCGGTTTGGGCTACGGTGGTAACACCAGTGTTTTGGATGGTTCCAGCAGTGGTACCGGTGGTGTTTTTAACAGTGCCAAGTAGCCAAGGGCCGAGGTGAGTTGCAAATCCCATGATGTGTTCCTTACATACAAGCTAGGTGCGTCAATCGGTATGTCGTCTGCTGGGGCAGTTTGGCGCACTGGAAGTCCCAGATGCACACAATATACACGAAATTTTGCTAGAGTCAAGGGCATGCCCTACAAAGACCGCGCCATCAATAAAGCTAAGCACAAGGAGTACTCGGCAAAACATTACCAAAACAACAAGGAAGAGGTGCAGCGTAGGACTAAAGGAAATAATGCGGCGGAAAAAGCTAAGTGGGCTGAGTTTAAAAAGTCACTGTCGTGCACCGTTTGCGGGGCTTCACACCCTGCCATCATAGACTTTCACCATCCCCCCGGTACAAAAACGTACGGTGTCAACGAGCTTGTCGCAAAGCGTAAGTTTGCAAAGGTCTATGAAGAAATTAAAAAGTGTGTCGTACTGTGTGCTAACTGCCACCGGATACACCACTACGACGAGAAAGGGGCCGTAGCCCCTCCATTAGCGGCCAATTAAGCTTCGTCTTCTATTAACAGCCAGTCGCCCGTTTCTACATCTAGGCAGTACCAAGCGTCTTGGTTTTCGTCGTACCAGCAGTAGCAGTCTTCGTCTTCTTTGTACACGTACTCTTCACCTTCGGTAAAGTGCTGCGCAATTTCTTCGGGGATTTCAAAGTCATCGTCCTCGTCCTCGTCCTCGGCGTCTTCCACTTCTTCAATGTCGGTGTTACCAAACGCCTTCACAGTTTGTAAAAACTGCAAAATAGACGCAGTGGAGTACTCAAAAAATCCGCCTTTTGGCAGTTCAACAGACACAGTAAAAAACATGGGATTCTCCAAAAATTAAGTACAGCAACTGCGCTGCGAAGGAATCCTACACGAGTTTTGCTACAAATGTTTGTGGGGTTTTGTGGTAAAAGTACAACAAAAAAGGGCCCCGAAGGGCCCTCTCTAGGTCAAAACCAGTCGTTTTTAAGACGAACCGGGCGATCCAAAGACACCCAGAGGGTCAGACACGCCGAACGAATAACGCTCGCGTGCTTTGTAGCGGACGTTTCCGGTATCAAAATCCCCATCCATGGAATTTGCCAAAGGCGTACGGACAAAGTGCTTCAAACCGTTAGGCACGTCAGTGGTCAGGAACCAACCGTTGGTGTCGGTCAAGAAGTGGTTAACGGTGTAACCTTCAGGGATCGAACCGTTATTCTTCAACGCGTTAATGTCGTTGTCGGTGGTACCAACGCGCAGTTCTGTTTCCAGCAGGCGGGTAGCGACGAACATCAAAGCAGGAGGAATAATCAGTTTCTTGGGCTTAGCAGCGATCAGCAAACCGCGCTCATCCGTCCAAGCAGCAATCTGAATCACAGCGTTTTCCAACGAAGTTTCATTCAGGTCAGCGCCAGTGGTAGGACGATTGCTGTTGGTGCCGCCGTTGACCAAGGGGTGAGCCGTGGAGAACAGGGATACGCCGTCACCATAAGTTACAGAAGCAGTGAAGCCGTTGTTCAAAATGGCAGCAGCCTTGACCTGCTTGGTGTAAGCCATACCACGAGCCAAAGCTTTGGTGTAGCGGCTGGAGAGGCTGTCATACAAGTTATCTTCCACGGCCTCTTCGGTGATGGAGAAGCCCATCGCAATGGTTTCGTGGTTGTAACGTGCAGTCCAAGCTTCTTGCGCATTGTCATAAGCAATGGCGGAGCCCTCGTTCTTCACCGGAGCGGCGGAGAATCCAGACAGCTTGGTTTCCTCTTCAAAGCTACGCTCCGAAGTTTCGGTTTCGTAGATTTCTTTGTGCTCTTCGCCGTAGCGGGCATACTCCAGACCAAACAAAGCGTTCAGACCGGGGAGCAACTCTTTAAGTAGTTGTGCGCGTGAAATAGCCATGATTCAGCTCCTTATTAAGCTACACCGAGACCGGCGTAATAGGCGTGCTGGCCAAAGTTAACTTTAACCAGCAGCTCACTGTATTGTGTAAACACAATGGTTGCGCCAGACGGGATTTCGCTACCGGCAGACGAGCTGAGGATAGCTTGGTTAATGGTGATGGACGTTGCACCGGCAGCGGCTGCGGTAGTAACAAACGAACCAGTAGGAACGTTTTGACCGTTAGCGGCAACAAACGACACATCGGTACCCGCCACAATCGCGCTTGGCAGGCCTGCGCCGGTCAAGGTAATGGTAGTGGTGCTAGACGAACCGGTAGCCGACACAGAGGCTGCAGTCTCACGAACCACGTCAAGGACGCGGAGAGGGAAGGTTGCCGTAGTCGCGGGGGTGGCTGTTACGCCTGCGATAGCATTAGCCGAGTTGCCGGTATTGGTACTGCCTGTGTTGTTAAGCATCTGCAGGTTTTGACCGATAAGGGCAATACTTCCAGAACCAACAACAGTAGTGCCAGAGCACACAACACCTTTAAACACCGTGTCAGGGTCATCGCAAACGATAGCTACTGCATCACCAGCGGCCACAGAGCCGGGCCAGTATTGCGAAAACGTCTTTTGCTTAGTCACTGGGTTGGTGTACGAACAGCCCAAGAAAATGCCGACCAAGCCACCTGCGCCAGCGGAAGTAACCGATTTACGGTTGATCTGACCGCGAGTCAAGCTAACAAAGTCACCATAAAAAATGGCCGTTGTGTAATCGTAAGGGATGGAGTATTCGCGGGTAGACCCTGCAAATACTTGACCGCCGATCAAGTTGATCGGTTTTAGGCCGTAGGGGGCCGAGACCGTAGGATATGCCATTTAAGACTCCAAAAAAGTTAAATACCTCTACCGAAAGTAACCTTTGTGCTGCGCTCTTTAAAAAGCGGCATACGTGGGTCGTTTTCTCGCATGTACGTGTTATCTACTGAGCTCATCTGACTGTCCGACATTTGGCGGTAGTACGCGTCACGTTGCTCAACAAATTCCACGGGGGTTTTGCACAACATCAAACCGCCTACCACAATGCTGTCAGGGAAGCGCCCTTCAGGCGTACCAAACAAGTGCACTTCAGGGTGATCTGACGCTTTTACGGGTTCCCAACCCTCGCGGAGCTTAGAAGAAACATTAGTCGGGTCATCCTTATTGAGTGTGCTAGTACGAATCCAGCGAAACGCATAGCCTTCTTCCGGTGTGGGATCAGGCAAAAGCTGGGGCGGCATCCACTTTGTTGGACGAGCGGCTGCTGCACGAGTATCTAGGTCACGGCTCTTACGAATTGTCTCGGTCATAATTATTTCCTCATCTGTTCTGCTATTACTTGCTTTGCGTAAAGCTCCAATGGAACTCCGAGACGCCTAGCAATATCCACCTGCGATTTGGTAAGTACGACTTTTTTGGGCGCAGTACTACGTGTTGCCGGTGAGACAACATTCGATTTAACTCGTTGAGTTGGCGCATCAACGTCTCTAGCAGACTCGAATTTATCTGCAAATCTTTCCCGCATTTCAGTGTCAATACGTTCGTAGTATTTATCACTGCCTGCAGTATAACCTTCTGCTACAACATCGTCATGGAGCCCTACAGCATATGCTGTCATTCCCTTGTTAGGGCCAAACCACGGATTCCTATCGGTCCACGCTCGTAGTTTGGGGTCCATGTCCGCTTGCTGCGGCTGTTGGGTAGTGTGAG